CTAATTCATGTTATCGGCGAAAGGCGGCTGTGCCGCTGTCTCTGTCGCCTCAACTTCAGCTTCATTATTATCGCTATCGTCGTCGGGGATTTTGGCTATTGAAACTACTGTTGTTTCTGCGTCCATGTTGATTAGCTTTACGCCCGACGCATAGCGACTTTGTACAGAAATATCGGCTATTCGGATACGGATTACTACGCCTTCGGAGTTTATCAGCATTAGCCCGTCGTTTTCGGATACGGCTTCTATGCCTATTAGGCTACCTACTCTTTCTTTTGGCTTGTAAACGATTAAACCTTTACCGCCGCGGTTTTGCCCTCTGATGTCTTTTACGGGGGTTACTTTTCCGTAGCCATTGGTGGAAACTAATAGGACTTGGCCATCTGCTACGGTCGCGCCTATTATTTCGTCGTTTTCGCGTAGAGTCATGCCCTTTACGCCCATTGCCATTCTGCCTACGGCGCGGGCTTGTTGCTCTTGGAAGCGGATTGCCATACCATGTCTGGTGGCTAGGAATAACTCGCGTTCGCCATCGGAGCGTAGAACTTCTATCAAAGTATCATCTTCGCGGAAGACTATTGCGTTTATGCCGCCCTTGTGTATGCGGGAATACTGGCTTAATGGGGTGCGTTTTACTAGACCTTTGCGCGTCACCATTATTAGGAAGCCGTCCCAATCGTTTTTGGTTACGGGAATCATTGCGGCTACTGTTTCGCCATTGCTTAGGTTTAGCAGGTTTACTAAGGGCATTCCTTTTGCTTGTCGCCCAGCTTCGGGGATTTCAAAGGCACGCAAGCTGAACGCCCGCCCGCGTGTTGTGAATACTAGAATATGGTCGTGGGTGTTTGCAACAAATAGGTCTATTACCCAGTCTTCTTCGCGGGTTTGCATTCCTATTACGCCGCGTCCACCGCGCCCTTGACTGCGATATGTGTCTAGCGGGATTCGCTTGATGTAGTTCAAATGAGATAGGGTTATTACGCTTTGTGCATCGTCGATTAGGTCTTCTAGGTTGATGTCCCCTGCGTCGAAGACTATTGCAGTGCGGCGTGGGTCGCCGAATTTATCCTTGATTTTGGTTAGCTCTTCGTCTAGGACTTGTAGTAGATAGTTTTCGTCGCTTAGGATTCGTTTTAGCTCGGTTATTAGGGCTTGTAGTTCGGCGTATTCTTCTTCTAGCTTTTTCTTTTCAAGACCAGTCAAGGCGCGCAGACGCATGTCCACGATTGCTTGCGCTTGAATTTGCGTGAACTCAAATTTTTCGATTAAGCGGTCGCGGGCTTGCGTGCCGTCACTGCTTGCGCGGATTAGCGCGATTATTTCGTCAATGTGGTCTTGGGCACGCAGTAGACCTTCTACTATATGGGCGCGGCGTTCGGCTTTGGCTAGGTCAAACTGTGTGCGTCGCGTGATTACTTCTTTCTGATGGTCAATGTAATGCTCAATTATTTCCGATAGATTTAAAATTTTCGGCTCGTTTTTGACAAGGGCGAGCAAGATTATGCCGTGGCTTTCCTGTAACGGCGATAGCTTGTAAAGCTGGTTTAGCACTACGGATGCGTTAGCGTCTTTGCGAAGCTCTATGATTATACGAACACCGTTTCGATTGGACTCGTCGCGAATATCGGTTATGCCGTCAATTTTTTTGTCTTTTACTAGGTCGGCCATTTTTTTGACTAAATTGGCCTTGTTTACTTGGTACGGAATCGCCGTGACGCGAATTTGCTCGCGTCCAGATTGCCCAGCGAGTGGCTCAATTGTTGCGTCGGCGCGCAGAATTACCTTGCCGCGTCCAGTGCGGTAGGCATCACGAATGCTTTCTGTGCCAAGAATCGCCCCGCCTGTTGGATAGTCGGGGGCTTTTACTATGTCAATCAAATCCTTGATTGGAGTTTCTACGCCCTCGCGCATGTCGGCTATTCGTTTCAAAACGGCGGTAATTACGTCCGTCAAATTGTGCGGCGGAATATTCGTTGACATTCCCACCGCGATTCCCGTTGAACCATTTACCAGCAAATTCGGGAAACGGGCAGGCAAAACGGTTGGCTCAGAAAACTGCTCGTCGTAGTTGGGCGCGAAGTCTACCGTTTCCTTTTCGATGTCGGTTAGCATTTCCATAGAAAGCCGCGACAAACGCGCTTCGGTATAACGATGCGCCGCCGCTGCGTCGCCGTCCATAGAACCAAAGTTTCCATGCCCATCAACCAATACATAGCGCATGGAAAATTCCTGCGCCATACGTACCATTGCGTCATAGATAGAAGAATCGCCGTGCGGGTGGTACTTACCCATGGTATCGCCCACAATACGCGCCGATTTCTTATACGCCGCATTGGGCGCGAGGTTTAACTCGCTCATTGCGTACAAAATCCGTCGGTGAACAGGCTTTAACCCGTCACGTACATCTGGCAACGCACGCGCCACAATAACACTCATTGCATAATCCAAATACGACTTCTGCATCTCTTCTGTAATGTCTATTCCCTTTATGCGTGGGTTGTCCACGACATCTTGATTAGTATTATCCATATCGCTCATTCAACTCATGTCTCCCATTTCATTAGAGTTTTCCGCTTTATCTCCCTAATTATACCAAAATTTTAATTAAATTGATAGTCTTTTCGTTGACGGTTTTGTAAGCGTAAAATCTTTGGGGTGCGCCAACTTTTTCTTGTCTTTCTAGCCCCTACTTGGAAAGACACGCTTTGGGAAAAACTTGTTGACATACACACGCATAATGTTAAAATACATTTCGGACTTATACTTATATTTTGTCGAACTTTACTTGTAAAAGGTTACAAACATGAGCAACATTATAGGAAAAATGGGAACACGCCCTAGCAGAAGAATGCAACCGCCCTTTGGAAGACATTGAAAAAATTCAGCGCGAATTGCTGACGGTGTAGTTTATTCCAAGATAGACGGCATTTTGGTCGTCTTGCGAGACACCAATGTATCTTTTGGTGATGGCGTAGGAACTGTGATTGTAAATTTCCATTAGAATTACGGGGGACATTCCGCCACTCCATGAGTGGTAGCCGAAAGTTTTGCGTAGTGAGTGACAGCCTACCTTGTGTATTACGCCTATTGCGTCGGCGGCTTCGCTTATTAGGCGGTATGCATGTACTCGGCTGATTGATTTTCCTGTACTTAGATTGATTATTAGTGCTTCGCCTTGTTTTGCTTGCGGGTAGTATGATTCTAATGCTTTGATGATGTTTTTGTGTAGGGCTATGATTTTGTTTTTGCCTGTTTTCTTTTCGGTGAGGGTGAGGGTGATGCTTTTGCGAATGCGGCAGTTTGCGAAGTCGTAAACGTCTTCGCATTTTAGGCGAAGAATGTCGCTTATGCGTAGTGCTGTGTGCAGTGCTACTGTGACTAATACTTGGTTACGTAAATGCCCTTTGTTACGGTAATACGCGAGAAACGCTTGTACTTGACGCGGGTCGCGGATTGGTTCTGTTAGTGCCATGATAGTTCCTCCTAAGATTTAAGTTAATTAAGTTGATAGTCTCCCATGTAACATAATATCTATTGTGTTACATAGTTCGAGCAAAGCCCCAATTTTGCAGGGGTTTGCACAATATAATTCCGACCTCTCCGCGAAGATGAAATTCATCTTCGCTTTTTTTTGTTGATTTTACTGAACCGCTGGACATGTAACACAATGATTTTGCTCCATTTTCAAGAGCATTTGCAACATGATTTAATCCATGATAGCATATGAAAAACACAGCAATGGAGCGGAAAACGGAACTTTTGCGGTGTACCCCTTGATGTATCAATATCGTAAGCGTCAAATAGAGCCGCGTATGTACAGAGGCGGCTCTATTTGACGCTTACGCGGTATCGCCCGCAATTTGCGACATATAAAAACCGCCCGAAGGCGGCAATTATTGACGTAGGCGCATTGACTAACGTATAATGTTATCTATAAGGTTATAGACCTATAAAGGAGTGATTTCAATGTCCCAAGCATTTGCGGTCAGATATGATAATCGCCGTCCTAATATACCAAACGCTGAAACATCTGTAGTGCCTGTTGAAAATTTTCAAAAAAACAACACTACAAGACAATACGACAGTCTTAGTGAGTTGTTCGATGGATATGTCGGTGAATTAAAATGTGATGAATATGACTTTGGTGATGATGTAGGACGTGAAAAAATATGGTGAAATATAACCCAACATAAGGCGATATTATAATTATGGATTTCAACCCAACAAAAGGGCGCGAACAAAAAGGTTTGCGCCCTGCACTTGTAATAAGCAATGCAGAATATTACCGCATGACAAAACTTATAATCGTATGCCCAATCAGCAATACTGAAAACACTTTTCCGTTAGACTTAAAATTAGATGCAAGGACGAAAACTACAGGCGTAATTTTATGCCAGCATATTAGAACTGTTGACCCAGAGGTTAGAACTGTATCATTTATAGAACGTCTACCAACTGACATTTTGAAAAATGTGTTGAATAGAACGGGATTGTTTTTCATACATAAATAATCCAGCTTTTTATAATAATTATGTTATGGTGATTACAATGCCGCTAAAATACAGGGCTTTGTGATTGTTTTGTTACTAACCCGTTATTGATAATCAAAAAAGTACCCTGCATTTTTGCAAAAGTAATCGCATTTACTCGACACGGTCTGAATCAAATTCGTTATTGGTGTCGTATTTTTCGGCTAGGTCAATACCTGTTCGTATTGCTTCGTCAACCTCTTTTTCCAGTTCCTCAATTGTGATGCTTTGCGGTATTATTTGAAGCGGAATCCAATGTTCAAAAATATCGAAATAGCGGTTGTCTATTTCATTGTACTTTTCAGAATTTATGTCAACCGTCCAATCTGCGAAAAACTCATCTCTACTTGTCATTGTATCAAACCTCCTAGAATATCATCGAATTTTTTAATAGTTTCGGGAAAGTATTGTTGCAGAACCGCAAGGCGTGCGGGGTCAAATTGCGCTTCAAACAAATGCGCGAAAGCTTCCGTACTTGGTAGAATACTCTTCCAGTAGCCTTTGTCCCAATGCCCGTAATACCCTTTTATCTTACTTGTGTTTCCCGTACTGCTTAACCCGTGTAAAATATCAGAAACAGAAGATAGCAATTCCCTATCTTCTCCCCGCATTACTTCCCCTAAAATCCTATATGCATCCGTTTTGCGCTTTGTTCCCGCCGTCCTCATCGTATTTCTTATTAAATTATTGTAATCCAAGTTAAGCGTACTATCAAGCGCGGAAATATGCTCACTGCTTGCACGGTTGGCATAGTCAATTAAATGCCCTTGTTCATGGAAAAAGGTTGTACCGCTTCCACGTTTATTGCTTAGGTCGTTGACAAAGTTCATGTGAATACGCTTTTCGCGAGGGCTATACCATGCACCCTTCGCCGTTCCTGTGGAAACGCTGTTGTTTGGTACGAAGCGATTGAAAACTTCTTTCGCTTTGTTTGTACCGTTGTTGAAACGCTGGATAAGTACTTCCCTATATCCGGGGGTAATGCCGCTTATACTATCCACTTTTTCGGTGAAGGATTTAAGCGTAGAATCCATTTCTTGCAGGTTGCTTTTATCGCCGCCGTCAACGAATGTTTTCTTCCATTCGGGATATTTCATTTCGTTTGGTACATAGTATGTTTTGCCGCCTTCGTCCCGTGCCGCCCGTTGTCCTACGTTATCGTCAAAGTGGGGAACGGTCGTGCTTCTGCACCATGGGTGAAATGGAGGCACGGTAACGCCAACTTTGTAATCATCTATTCGGATAACAATACCGTCCATTTTGCGGCATATCTCCGAAGTTTTTTTGTCCAGCGTTGCAAGGATTCTAATTAATTCAACTTCTAATTCACGATATACCGCTTCTTTCGCGATTGCGACAATCGCCGCCGATTCAGTCATAACAAGCCGTGCGGCGTTGCTCTTACTGGTATTTAGCTTGTCAGCAAGGTTATTAATTAACACATTTGACGGCGTTCCTGTAATCAAACCTTGTGTTAGCTGTGTTTGCAATTCATTTACAAGCTGGTCTTTATCTCTCCAAATTCTATCCGAAAATGTGAGATTATCCAACGTCCACGGTTTGCGTAGCAGGCTTTCAATTTGTGTTTCGTCTATGCCAGCAATATCCCAGCCGATATTAAAACCGCTTTGAACTTCAAAAATTGGGTGATAAAAGTTGTCAAGGAATTGCCGTTTCATAAGACTATCCACGGAATCTAACTGATTGCCAAATAACCGCTCCATCGTGTGCTGGGTCTGGAGTTGCAGGGCTTCAAGGCGGGAAATATGCACCCGTGCGGATGCGTTTCAAGTTGTCTTATCCATTGCCCGCTTACCGTGTTTTGTTTCGCATAGTCAATGTATTCTTCAACAGTCCAGCGAAATTCTGCTAACTCATTAGCATTTAACAGGCGGCGAGCTTCTGCAAGGTCAATTTGATTGTTTGTTGCAAAGCGATTATACCAGCCCGATATTTGATTTTGTAAATCCATTTGCGCGTTGGAGAAAATGCGTTCCATGCTTTGAATATGATTTTCGCCCGTTGTTGTTGTCATTTCCTCTATTGCTTCAAACCGTTGCTGCCAATAGTCGGTGTTTCTCATACTTCATCAATTTCAATCGTTTGCACAAAAATATTGTCATTACTGTGCCTTTTTCCGATTTTAATAACACTTTCGTAAATTCCTAAATGCGGATTATCAATGTCAAGTTGTACAAGATAGTTCATTAAGCACTTGCCCCTGCGGTATCTTCATATTTACGCTTCATCTCAAAAGTTTTTAGTATATAGTTAGCATAAAATTTCTAAACTTAACCGCAGGTTGATTTTTTAATTGAAAACGCAACCTACCCAGTATGGTAAGTCCATTTAATTTTTGCTAACATGGATTTGTCCGAAAGGTAAGTGCGAAAGAAACAGAATGCGGGAGGTGCTTCATGTTAGATAATATTAGCGTAGGCAACCAAATTTTATTGCTGCGTAAACGAAACGGATTTACTCAAGATGAGTTGGCAGAAAAATTAGGTATCAGCGCACAGGCAATCAGTAAATGGGAAAACGGTCACACTTTGCCAGAAACAGCATTGCTTCCGTTGTTGGCAAAACTCTTAAATTGCTCAATTGATTCGATATTATCGCCAAACACGGTTAAAGAGGGTGACTTAATGAATTTTGGAAATTATGAGTGGCGTGTGTTGCAAGCAAATAATGACAGCGTACTTATTATCACGGAAACCACAATCGGCAAAGCCCCTTATAACGACCACATGGCTGACATCACATGGGAAAATAGCAACATAAGGAAATATCTAAACAACGAATTTTACGACAAGTTTGTTCCAGCAGAAAAATCACAGATAGTAAAAACAAAACTGAGCGACCGTAATAATCCGTGGTATGACGCAAGGTGCGGCAATTCTACATTCGATAAAATATTTTTGTTAAGCTATGATGAGGTTGTCCGATATTTTGGCGATAGTGGCGATTTGCAAAACAAAAAAGGCTGGTACTGGAAAGAACATGACGGAATTGCGCCCTGCGATGATAACTGTCATTTGCAATATGGCGATTGCATCTACGACCAATATAATGATGCGCGAAAGGTTCAAAATGCTAAGGGGGAAGATAATTGGTGGTGGCTACGCTCTCCCGGTCATGTGAGCCATACTGCTGGCAGCATAGGATATGTAGGCGAGTTGTTTCTTTGCGGTGATGATGTGTATAGAGTTGACGGCGGTGTTCGTCCTACTCTGTGGTTGAGCCTATGACAGCTTATGAGCTAATGATTAAGACCAACCGCGCCCTTATTAGGGGCATGACGTTTAACGATGTGCAAAAATTAAACATTGCTCGTCAGTTACGTGAAAACAGAATAACCGACGGACGCAAAAGAACCTTTGATGCGTATGCGTATCCAAAATTTTATATTCCGCCGCACAATAATGGAAAGAAACTTCAAACGATTATTCCCATGTCGCCTAAAACAAATATCGTTGCTGACAATGCTTACGAGTTTGAGATAATTCGCCTATTGCATTTATTCCAACCAGACGATGAAGTTGCCCATATGATTGAGGTGACAACAGACCGCTTGAAGCAAACTTGTTTTGGCTACCAAAGTTGCCATTATGCAGACTGCTTTGACGCAGGAATGATGGTGTTGCGCTTTTTATCTTTTGCCGTCACAGATGACCGCGATTGGATTAAAAAGCAAATTGATATGTACAACAATCACTTTGATGATAAACGTCGCCATAATGGTGTTCAGAAATATTATTGGCTCATTCTTTCCGATATGCCTTTTGAAATTGCAGAGCCGGAAATTATGCTCCAAAAAGAATATATCATTGACCACTTAAACCGCACTTACTTAATAAAAAACGGCAATGAGGATGTAGCCTTATATACAATGCGCAACGCATTATCTCGTTTGCCGGAGTATGCGTATATCAAAGACCGCAAGCCTTATGTTTGCGAGAAAACCGGGCGTTTTCAATTTAATTTGAGCAAGTAAACCAGCCAAAACAAGGAGGCATGAAATGAACAAACAATGGCTTTCACAGCTTGCTGATGCTGTTGAAACGAAATATGGCAAAGATGCGCGTGAGCGTATTTTTGGTGATATTGAAAGTATGGTAAACAAACATGAATGTTTGTCGGATTGGTTTGGAAAATTCACAAATAGCTTGGATGAACTTAATGATAAAGATTTTTTGCAAAAGATGATGGCAAACTTTTGTCCTTGCGGCGGTGATTACGAAAAAATCGGCAAGGCATACAGATACATTTATGACAAAAGCAACAGCTTGGCGGAGTTTGTAGATGCTCAAAGGCAATGGCATCTTGATGAATACGGAGATGCAGATGTCATGGAACTTCGTGGTAATGTATTGTATATGACAAAGCCGCTGGGTGATTCTACGGACATAGGAGGCTGCGGTAAGGGTTGCCATTGCTGGCTTGCTAAACATACAGATACTGTGGTGTCAGATATATTTTGCCATTGCTGCACCATTGGACATACAGGCCGCCCTTTCCAAGTTGCGTTCGGTGATGATATTAAAATGGAACTTGTCGAGAGCATTGTTTGCGGCGGCAATAAATGCGTAATGACAATTCTATTGCCTGAAAAAGAGAAGGTTAATATAGACGATTTAACACTATGCAAACATGGGTTCAACATATATTGCGAAATGCTGGCAGCACCCACCGGCTTTGAAGTTGTGCGGGAAAGAAACTATTCATACATCACGAGAGAAACATTAAGGCCAACCATGGTTATTTTTAATGTGACCGTTAAAAAAAATCATCATGAATTTGCAAGTAATCTAACACATCTCATTAAATCTGAAAAGGTTGGCAATCATTATGAACTCGTAAAAGATGACATCTTATTTGAAGCCTTGAAGAACAGTGGGTTTTCTATAAGCCAAGAGGATTCAATGTTAATAATGGATATAGCAGATTATGGAGTGGATTTGTCACAAGATAGCAAAATCAATATTTCTGTGGTGCGTACTCTGGAGGAATTGAAGCATTGGACGGCAATAAATCGTGGATATTTCGGGGATTTATATACTGATGAAGAATGGGAAGAAATCCACGACCAAAACAACGTCACCATGTATCTGGCAAGTTCCGCAAGCGTTCCAGCGGCATCCATGCTTACGATAACGGATGGCTCGGCGTGTATTGAACTGCTGCATACCCTTCCTGACTATAGAAAGAAAGGGCTTGCTTCGGTTATGATTAAACGAGCATTGTCTGATTTGTCAGCTCAAGGCGTATCCAAAGTAACCGTACAAACAGGTGCGGTTGACTTGTTTGCAAAAATCGGATTTTCGGTTGTTTGCGATAAATATGTAGCAAGATTAGCAAGCCCATAAAATTTGGTGTGGTAGTGGTTCTATTCGCCGGCATAAGAAATTAAAACATCCCGCAAAGCCCCTAATTTACACGGTTTGATGTGTGAAATAGGGGTTTTTTACATTTTCAAGAGGATATATTTTCGGAAAGCACTTGACAGCGGTACAACCCCAAATATTGCGATGTTATCGTACAACGGTTTATAAATTCAACTGATTGCACGGAAAATATATTTTTATTGCGAAACGGTAAAAAACTCTGCTATCCCAATTTAGAGTTGTTGGGCGATGCAGATTAAGAGCGCGATGAATACGCAACAGCTAATACGATAATAACCAAGGTTGCCCCATGCGGGGCTTTTCCTTGTGCAATGTATTAAAAGGCAGGTGAGGTGATGCCAAGGCAACGAAGTCCCAACAGAGATAACAAAACTCGAAGCCGTAAATCCAATCCCGAAGGGCGTAGCCTCCTTCGCAACGCATATCAAGATTGGTACTTCAAACGGCGCGTTCGCGAATATGAAGGAATTGGAATTGAACGCGACCTCGCAGGTTATCCCTATATTCAGCCACCTGTAGGCGTAGAACTATACGACCACGAAGGCAACCCCACCGACCAATTGGTCGCGGCTGAAAACATTGTGCGAAAAATACGCCGTGACGAAAGCGAAGGACTTGTATTACCTCACGGCTGGAACTTCCAACTCGTTTCTACAGGGGGAAAGCGACAGTTTGATACTAATGCAGTTATTCAGCGTTACGACAATCGCATTGCAATGACATTTTTAGCCGATTTCATTTTACTTGGACATGAGAAAGTGGGCAGTTTCGCGCTTTCAAGCGACAAGACACAACTTTTCGGCATAGCAATGGGAACTTTTCTAAACATGATATGTGAAGTGTTCAACAGCCAAGCCATACCACGCCTAATTCAAATGAACGGCGACGCATTCAAAGGCATAACCGCATACCCAGAACTCATCAACGGTCAGATTGAAACCCAAAACCTAGGTGAACTGGGCGAGTTCTTGAAGCACACAGTTTTGAGCGGTCTAATCACTCCAGACGAAAATCTTGAAGACCACCTGCGCATGGTTGCCGACCTTCCCGAGCGCGACCCAATGACTGCATATGGCAATACATCAAGAACACCCGAAGCGCAGTTCACGCGAACAGGAGGATTGACACCTACCGTACCACCACCTGTGACCACTGAAAGCAAGAACGTGCCGCATTAAGGAGGGGTAATCCGTGGCATTATTTAAAATAAGAAAACCCATAGTTGCCCGAAAACCCTCTAGTAGCTACTTCACCATAAGAAAATCAAGCGACATCAAAGAAGAAACCCTTCAACGCCTTCGCTCATTTTTAGACGTTGAAGAACCAAAGGCGATTGAATTTCTAGTAAGCTTCTGGGCAGAGCAACAATCTGCAATAAGCTACGCCGAAATAAAAAACATGATTGCTTCGTGGAATCCGTCGAATGAAATTCTCTCGCAATGGCAACAAGAATATGCCGCGCTGGTCAATAACCACCTCGCGCCCCAATGGGAACGAACAATGTTACATGCGGCGGAAGAACGGCGGCGGCAATTCCCACTTCTGCTATACGACCCTGCAATAATCGCAACGCAGGAATATATTCAACAACGCGGCGCGGAATTAATCACAATGCTATCGAACGAGCAACGCGACGCAATCCAAGCAATTAAAGCAATGATAGCGCAAGCCTCGCACTACGAAGCAATGCCCCCAGACACACTTGCCCGAATTATCCGACCTACAATTGGATTAGGGCGTGTTGCCACTACGCAAACGGCACGATTTTTGCGGCAATTTTTCGCCAATCAAGGAGGATTTCGCGCCGCGTCCTAGACGGACGCAAGTGAAATCCCGACGCAGAGTGGCGGAAAATTGACCAAAAAGCGTGCCGTTTGCGTAGTGGCAACACGCCCTAACTGTTCCGCAAGCGCAAGCAAACTTTCGATATTGGAATGCAGTCTGGCTTGCAGGTGTAGAATCGGGCATATCTTCCCGCGCCGCAGAAGAACGCGCAAACCGATTAGCGGCAACATACGCGGCAAGGCAACACCGCTACCGCTCCATGAGCATAGCCCGAACAGAATTAGCAATGGCGTACAACGAAGGAGCATACGGCGCAACAATAGCCGCACAAGAACAAGGCTTCCTAGGAGATGTTCGTAAACGCTGGCTAACCGCCGCCGATGAGCGCGTATGCCCCATATGCGCACCGCTAGACAACACAATTGTAAATTTGAATGCGTTCTTCCCAAACGGAATTAAATTACCACCTGCACACCCACAATGCCGCTGTGCAATCGCCTTTGAAGAAATCACAGAAAACTTGCAACCAACAACAGGCGGAAGTATAATAGACCTGTCCGACAACCGTAAAGTTTGGTAAAATGGAGCAGGGTGAGAAAAATGAACGCATACGAAAAAATAGAAAAATTGAAAGATAGCGAGTTTAAGCTAATAACAGGGGTTACTCGC